AAACTGTATACCTTTGTCTGCTGCTGATGTTAAACCAGCTAATGCTTGTAGCTCTGCGTCTAATCTTGCATTTGCCACAGTTCCAGACAACTGTGAAGCATCTATAGTTTTATTTGTTAATGTGTCTGTAGTTGCTCTACCAACTATAACATCAGTAGTGGCTGGTAATGTTAATGTTGTATTACCAGCAAAGTCAGAATGTGCTGGTGCTTTTAAAGCTGCATAATGTGCATTAGAACTTTCACAATACATTCTAAGCTCTGATTGTGCTCCAGTATTTTTTAGTTCAATCACACCACCATTAACTGTCAGATCATCACCTATTGATAGGTCTGCACCTAATGTTGCGTTACCACTAGCATCTAAAAACACTGACTTAGATGCAGGTATTGTACAAAATATTGTCTTTGTACCAGAACTGAAGTTGACTGCGTTATCACTATTTGAACTGCTAATAACTGTGGTTCTAGCTATGGTGCTAGAATCACTACTTAATGTGCCTAGACCAACTTCAAACTCTGATGATCCCGGAAGAGTAACTGCATAATATGTTGTGTTAGAATTACCAACACCAGCACCAAAAGTCTCAAACCCTGTGACTGCACCACCTAATGTAAGTGTTCCAGTGCCAGTTGTAGTTGTGGTTTCTTTTACTCTATCATTTATTACTAAAGCCATTACTTCAACTCTATTGTTAAGTTACCTGCATTGATTCTAAATATATCACCGCTTGCTATTGCTTTACTTGCATCCAATGCTCCTATAAATAATACATTACCACCAGAGCCAACTACATCTAAACTAGCACTGGCTGCTGTTGTTACAAACACATGTGTGATTGTATTATTAGTTCCACCAGACGCCGGAAATTCTATATTTGACGCGTTTGTGCAACTTTGTGTATCAGCAGATTCTGCGGTCAATGTCCAACCAGAAGCTGCAACTTGCTGCCTTGCATAGTTTGTAAACGTAGCTTCTGTTATTGTAGGGTCTCCAGATTCACCCGTTGAGTCATTAAAATTAGATACCGCTGTCGCCAACCCGACATAAATACCATCACCGGGTGAACTAAATGACGCTGCATTGTTTTTAAAAATTAAACTTAGAAGTCTGTTTTCTAAGAAGGTGGTTGCTGCATTTGCTGTTGCCATTTTCTACTCCTATGTTCTTGGCCTTGACGGTAAACCAACTCTATATCCATCTGTATTTTCTCTTGCTTCTCCTAAATCTTTTAGTCTTTCCATATACTGCAAATACAGATTATTATAGTTTTGTACTACGTCAGGCTCACCTTTCATAAAACTATAAGCCTCAACGAGGGAGCCGTAAAGTAAAGCAAAAGGTGCGTTTGTACTAATCCAAGTAGTACCACTGTCAGCTCCGGCAGTCAAACTAGCTGGACGATAGTAATAGTGAAGTTCTAATGTGTAATTACTATTAGGCGTAGGTGCTACAATAAAATTGTCAGTATCAAACCTAGCGTAATATTTTGGTAGTCCCGTGGTTGTGGCAGCTGGTGTATATTCTCTCAAGTAATTTACATCTTTTTGTAGTAAAAAACTTTCAGATCCAGATGTTGTGATTTGCAAAGAAAAGGATGCAAGATAATCGGCAGGGACTGTTAGAAAGGCATCTGACGCTGTAAAAGCACTGGTTACGTTTTTTCTAAACAAATCTAAATCTACGCTTTTAAATATTTTTTCTTCTGCTGCCTTAATAAAGTTATTTAAATTATTTACAAAAGTAGTTTCACTATTATCTGTGTAATCCTGAATAGCGGTTTTAAGTGTTGCAAAAGTAAAGCTCATGGTGTCACCGTAACTGGTCCAGCCGTAGCGTCATTACCACCACCGAACAAGCCTCCTGTTGTAGCCGTACCACTAGATGCAGTAAATGTATAAGTATCTGTAGTTACAACTGTTATTGAGTATCCGTCATTTTTATTTATAACATCTGATGTAAAACCATCAAAACCTTTCGCTTTTTTAAACCTCACTGTATCGTTAGTGCTTCTACCGTGACTAGCTTCTGTCACCGTGATTACAGCCGATCCTGACGATCCAGACAAAAAAGAATCCGGCAATAAAAGTCTTTCTACAGGGTTCTCTGTTCGTGCTGGTCTTGCATTTTTTACAGCTTGACCGTCAACAGGTACATTAAAAGGACCCAGTTGTGGGTGTTTTCTTTCAAATTCGTCTGGACCAACTAGAGATCCGTTCCACTCAAGTTTCATTTGTCGAAGGTTATACACCATACCAGATCTATCTGAGACACCCTTTGCAAATTTACCTGTCGCAAACCTACCCATTAATTACTCCTAAAATAAGCATATTGTGGTGTAACAGTAAAACTAGATCTATCTCTGTCTTCGCCCATAGCTCTTTCAAACTCTTCTTCATACACAACTTTTAACATTTGTGTAAGCTGTGGGTTTTTTTTCAAAGATAAATAATAAGCTAATCCTGCTGTTAAACACGGGTAAAACCTAAATGGTATCTCTAAAGTGTTAACTGCTGCATCAGCGTCTTGTATTCTTGTGAGCGCATCATAACGTATTACATCTGTGCTGTTCTCTGGAGCAGGCCATATCTTCAAATTAGGTGTAATTTGTCTATCAAGAAAAAACTGTGTTGTTCTGCCGGTGCTGGTTTTGTTAGGTATAGCAAGATAGCTATCCCTACTTATTCTACTTATAGCAAAGTCTACACCGTCTCTGCGAACAACTGCTGATAATATATCAATCACATCTGTGCCTAAAGAGTACTCAGTGTCAGCAGCTGTGACAGTCTGTGTTCTTTGCTCAATAGTCCATTGGTTTAAACCACGGTTAGCCCATTCAGCTAACATAATATTTAAAGATCGTCTAGCACTTGTCAGATCATAGCCTGTTCTTACTTCAAGGCCGCATCTTTCATACGCTTCCTCAATATATTCTGCTACATCTAATTCAAAATCGGTTGATGAGGAAGTTGCCATATCTAATCCTTATATAAGTTATCAAACGTCACCTTCGGGTCCATATAACTATTATCACATTCTGCATTATGAATCCACTGACTTGGTTTAAAATCAGGGGCACCTTGTCCTGTTTCCCATAATGCAGGGCTGGTTGCACGAACCCTGTTGTTAGGTAATGCTACTATATTTCCAGTCCATTTACCAGCATCTGTTAATTCAATGACATGACTTTGTTTATGTTGAGCAGGATCGTCCGCAATATCAGATTCTGTATAATCAACTGTAAACAAATATTTACCTGTATAGAACTCGCCGTCTATCTTACATTTCCAAGGACTAGAACTGGTTCTATCAAACTTAATAACTGAGTGATAATGAGAGCTACAATCCCAAGGTTGCACTAAATGAACAGGCATAGGCTCTGGCCATTCTTCTAATGGTGTGTCCGCAACGAGAGCTGTGATAGGCATCCTCGCCCACATAGCACCGCCGTTGATGTTTTGACTTTCATCAAAGTCTGACTCACAACCAGTAAATATCATTTGAAAACTTAAACATCTGTCAGGAACTGTTGTCACTGCAATAGCCATCGCGTGTAAGTAATCACCATGATGTTT